AGGTGATTTCGACACTGGTAATGTTAGATACAAAGCTAGAGAGAGATATTCTTTTGGATTCTCAGACCCTAGAGGTATTTTTGGCTCACCAGGTGCGTAATATCTGATAACCACATATTTAGGGGGCGAGCAATCGCCCCCTTTTTTTGCCCTAAAAATATGAAAAAATTTCACGTTAAAATATTCGCCTATGGATACTTCATGGAATTCAACGTATTTTGCGAAGATTCCTCAGATGGCATAGAAAATGCTATTATTGACAAGATCCGAAAAAATGATATAAAAATTGAGTATAACACATTTTACGATAATAAATCGTTACGTGTAACATACGAGGAGATAGAAGATGGCGGAACTTCAAGCAACTATAGCGAACCTGTACGCACAGAAGAAATCTCTAGATCAGAGGTGGAGCAACGATCATAACAAAGAAAAAAAGTATACTTTGAATATGGTCAAAATTGATAAAGAGGTTAAAAGTCTTATCACCAAAATTAAAGATGCAGAAGCACAACTAGCAAGATTCTAGTCTTTAATTTTAAAAACTTAGTTTTATCCCTAAGGATTCCTTGCGCTTTTCAAAAAATTTATATATATTTAACTTATCATACAACTAACCAGAACATAGACTAGTATGATAGACGACCTAGAGACTATGTTCGTTAATTACTAGGAGTATATAAAATGGCAAATACTACATTCAAAGGCCCAGTAACATCGATCAACGGATTTATTGGTGGCCCAAATAAAAATGCAGGTGACACGCAACAAGGTGGAAAAAACACTTATTCAATTGGTGCGAACTCAACTGAAGTAACAGATGGTACAAATACATTAACCGCAGCAGGAAACGAAGGCGTTTTAATTTATGTGGATAATGGTGCTGCTGGTGCAAAAGTATATGCTTTTTCAGATGGAACAAACTGGAAAAGAGTAGATACGCTTGCTAACATTTCATAATTTTTATAGGAGTCTTTCGAGGCTCCTTAAAATTTAAAGGAGAAAAAAATGGCAGGTGGTGGATCGTTTTCAAGTGATCAAAAGTTTACAACTTTAACAGCAGATGGTAATTTTAAAACTATCACTGGTGGTGGAACTGATTTAGGCCCTTGTAGAGTTACATATATAATGGCACACGGAGTAGCAAACTCTGTTGTAAAATTACATGATGGAACTTCAAACGCAGGATCATTAGAATTTCAGGCTAAATTTAGCACGGAAGGATTAGATGTTTTTGTACCTGGTTCAGGAATTAGATTCAAAGAAGGAGTCTTTTTAGATTTAACTAACACAGATTCCGTAACAATAGGATACACAGGATAATGAAAAGTGATGTAAAAGCAGTAAGAAAAACATCAACAGGAAATGTTTTTGGTGGAAGAACAAGACTTAGAGGAATTATTTTATCTTCTAATGGAGGTGCAGGATCTGTAACTTTACAAGATGGTAATTCAGTAACTCAGTTTCAAGCTGATGTTCCAAACGGAGATGTTTTTTCATATAACTTAGCAGAGGATGGAATTGTATTTGAAGGTGGCATGACTATATCGGCTATGTCAAATGCAATTGTTACTGTTATAATAGATAAATAGGAGGTTAAATGGCAAACACTACCTCTGGTACAAATGTTTTTGAAAAAGGTTTTTCTATTGCTGACATAGTTGAAGAATCCTATGAAAGAATAGGAATGCAAGGTGTTTCTGGTTATCAATTAAAAAGTGCCAGACGTTCTTTAAATATCATGTTTCAAGAGTGGGGTAATAGAGGGCTTCACTACTGGGAAGTTAATAATACATCATTAACTTTAGCAACAAATCAAAAAGAATATGAAATATTTAGATCTTCATCTGAAGGTAATTCTAATGGTGTTACTACACTTTTAACATCAAACATTTTAAACAACGCTACAACCATACCAGTTGCTTCAGTGAGTAATATGCCTACATCTGGTAAAATAAAAATTGATAGCGAAATAATTTCATATACAGGAATATCTTCTTTAAACTTAACTGGTGCAACAAGAGGAGTAGATGGAACCACAGCTGCAGCACATTTAACAAATGGGCCAGTAACTAATTTTGTTAATGGTGCCGATGATATTTTAGAAGCTGTTTATAGAAATGTATCATCTGGATCAGATGATATAGATGTATCTTTAAATAAAATTTCTAGATCAGAGTATCAAGCGTTATCTAATAAAAGTTCTACAGGACAACCAACACAATATTATGTTCAAAGATTTATAGATAGAATCAAAATAACTTTATACCTAACACCAGGAACTTCTGAAAATGGAAAATTTTTAAATTTTTATTATGTAAAAAGAATACAAGATGCAGGTGGTTATACAAACGATGCAGACGTGCCTTACAGATTTGTCCCTTGTATGATTGCAGGTTTATCTTACTACCTATCACAAAAATTTGCACCAGAGAGAATACAAAACATGAAATTATTATACGAAGATGAATTAAATAGAGCGCTATCAGAAGATGGATCTTCTACTAGTTCTTACATAACACCTAAAATTTATTACCCAGGAGCATAATGGCAAATCAATCATCAGGAAAATACTCAAAAGCCATATCAGATAGATCAGGTATGGAGTTTCCATATAAAGAAATGGTTAAAGAGTGGAACGGTTCCTTTGTGCATATATCTGAGTTTGAAGCTAAACATCCACAATTAGAAATAAAACCACATGCCTCTGACCCTCAAGGTTTAAGAGATGCTAGACCAGATAGAACAGAAACTGCAGTTCCAAATTTATTACCATTGAATCCATTTAAAATAACAAATGGCAGCACAACTATTGTTGTTAGTGAACCAAATCATGGTAGATCTACAGGTAATACAGTTAGATTTAGAAATACAACTAATGTAGGAAATGTTACATCTGCAACAATTACTCAAGCTGCAGGGTATACAATTACAAAAGTTGATGATAATACTTATAATTTTACAACTGGAACAACAGCTTCTAGTACGTTACAAGGAGGAGGTGGACTTGCTTCAGCAGGCCCAGTTAATATTACAGCATAATGGCATACACTTTAACAAACTTACAAGATGATATTAGAAATTATACAGAAGTTGATAGTTCTGTATTGTCTACTGCTATTTTAACTACAATAATAAAAAACGCTGAAAACAGAATTTATAGAGAAGTAGACTCCGATGATAATAGATTTTATGCAACATCTAATTTAGCTGTTGGTAATAGATATGTAACAATACCCTCTGATCTAAGAATAATTAGATATGTGCAGTTGAAAGATTCAAATAATAATCAAGTATTTCTAGAAAAAAGAGATACTAGTTTTATGACAGAATACTATAATACTCCATCTACAGCTGATGGTTTACCTAAATACTATGCTAATTGGGATGCTAATTTTTGGGTTGTAGCACCAACTCCTGATCAAACTTATCAGATAACATTGGCTTATGTAAAGCAACCAGAGAGTTTAACAACTAAAACATCTGGAACATATGTTTCAAATAAATACCAAGATTTGCTTTTATATGCTGCCCTAGTAGAAGCGTATGGGTACTTGAAAGGCCCCTCAGATATGTTACAATACTACGAACAGTCTTATCAAAGAGCAATACAATCGTACGCGGTTGAGCAACAAGGCCGTAGACGCCGAGACGAATATAATGATGGTGTTATTCGTACTCCACTTAAATCAGAATCACCATCTAAATATTAAGGAGATATAACATGGCAAACATAGTACCTAATTCTTTCAAGTCTGGATTGTTAAAAGGAACTTTTAACTTCGACACTTCAGGTAATGGAGGAAATGAGTTTAAGTGTGCCTTATATACAGCTATCACAGGATACAGTATAACTTCTACTACTTTTCAAGCTGGAGTTGGTAATAATGAAGTAAACCCTTCAGGAACAGGTTATACTGCTGGTGGACTAGCTCTAACAAATACTGGAGTTGATGGAACAACCGCAACATCTTTTACAGATTTTGGTGATTTAACTTTTCCATCAGTTTCATTAACTGCTAGAGGAGCTGCAATATATAAGTCAACTGGTGGCGGAAATGAATTAGTTCTAGTGTTAGACTTTGGTGGAAATAAAACGGCAACGAATGGTGATTTCGTCATTCAGTTTCCTTCAAATACTACATCAAGTGCTATTATTAGAATTGGCGACGCGTAATATTAAGGATTAAATAAATGGCTTTTGTATTAAATGACAGAGTTAAACAGACAAGTACATCTACTGGAACTGCTACTATTAGTTTAACAGGAACAGAAGTTGGTTTCGAAACTTTTGTTGCAGGTATTGGTGACACTAATAATACTTTCTATTGTATTTCACATGATGGTACAGCTGATTTTGAAGTCGGTATTGGCACA